TCTGCCCCGATGGTAATCTGGGAAACAGCGGTGGCATTCCCGTACACCCCAGGGGCAATGTCACTGTTTACAATGTTTGAAAGGAGGTTGGCGTTCCCCGAGAAGTAGTTGGCTGTGATGTTGCCATATACTACAATAGAATTGGAAACAACATTCCCACGATTCACTACGTCACTCAAAGTATCATTACCCCCACCACCCCCACCACCAGCTCCGTACGCAAAAATTGCATTCGCTGTAATGTCACCATAGGCGTTTATAGTGACATTATTAGCCCCCTTGAATCCCAAGTTACCGTCTGACAACTGGATGATGCCATCCACACCATCTGACTGAGTAACCTGATCAAAGTTTGCAACGTTATAACTCATATACTAAAGTACTCTCTTTTTTTTTGAGTAATTAACCGTGAATCAAATAATGTTCCACGAGATCTTTCATGGTGTAAGTTTCCGTTGAGGAGGATTTGACACATGAAGTTCCTGCAGCAGGTGTTCCTGCTGTTCCTGCCTCATTTGGCTCGTAACCAACATCACATTCATAAACTCTATTGCATGTGCTTGGTGTCCCAGTCTTGTAGTATTTTTTAGAATTGGCAATGGCACCAGATGCGAGGGTATCACATGGTTCATAACAGCCATTGTTTACAAGTACGTTGTTTCCAACACACTCAGCAACAGTATTGCACGCACCCCCCTCATCTTTGACCATTGTTTTTGCACCTACGGGAGTGCTGCCCGACGCAGCTGTACATATTTCTTTACATCCATCAGGCCTGGGGAAAAAACCTGGTAAGGCGGTAGTTGCAGCTTTACAAGATGCCACCTTCGTGCAGTTCATGTCATTATCGTATTTGTACGTGAGTGCATTCATATCCCTAGTTACAGGTTTCGTGCATGCATCACCAGCTTTTGGGGCGGCGGCGGTGGTGATGGGGGAAGGTGAAGGACATGGTGTGGCTGGGGCGCACGTGGGGCATGTGGGGCACGCGTCACATTTTTTGATTGTGAAAATGTTGAAACCTTCCTTCGTGCCTGGAAATGTATCGTTCTTGCTCTTGTAAATAAAAAATCGACATGCGAGTGCAATCAGATACAATATGAGCATACCAAGTACAGCTCCACCAGCTATTTCAAGTACTGCCATTATTAAATATACAAGTACATAATAAAAAAAATGAAGGTGTACACTGATGGATCGTGTCTAGGGAATCCAGGACCTGGGGGTTGGGCCTGTATATTTCAGAATGAAGAACAGATGTGTGGGTCAGAGACCAACACGACAAATAACAGAATGGAGCTCACGGCGGTCATACGTGCACTTGAACATGCGACAGACGTGACTGTGTACACGGATAGTCGGTACGTGAAGGATGGGATTGAAAAGTGGATCATCAATTGGAAACGAAATGGGTGGAAGACGGCTTCAGGTGAACCTGTCAAAAATCAAGATCTGTGGCGGCGACTCGATGCGGTCCGTACGGGTGAGACACAGTTCCAATGGGTCAAGGCGCATGCAACGGATGAGATGAATATGAGGGTTGATGCACTGGCTCGAAAGTGTGCAGGGTCCCTTTAATTTACTTGGGTAATAATAATGTGTTATAGATTTGTAGAATATTCTTCTGTACTACGTGGTACGTTTGATTCAGTCATAGACTGTACCTATGTACTATTGATGGAAAACTCACCACGTGAAGAATCCATTCTAAAAACAGTCAAGGAAGCACAACTCACCAAATGTGTGAGGATACAGTACAACAAGGGGTTCCGAAAGTGCACGAAAAACCTCCCAGAACAAAGAACAAACTTTGATCTCATGCATGCGTTACAGAATGTGTTCAAGGATGCTCTCATGAATGGGTACGAACGTATTGTGGTTCTGGAAGATGATTGTTTGTTTGATGAACGGATCCACGATCCAGAAGTTGTAAATGATCTCACCACATTTTTAAGAGACACCAACCCAAAAGTGTACAATCTAGGTACGATGATATTTCTTACATTTCCATGGGCACCCCTGTTCCAGAAACACCACCGTATGTTGTGTGGTTCTATGACGCATGCGATGATATACAATAAAAAGTACATGGAAACTGTTGTTCAGTCAATCCACATGTCCACTGATATTGAACCAACCTTTCATTTTTCTGCGTTTACATATCATAAACCTCTTGCCTATCAATTGTTTATACCGACTGAGAACAGTCAGGAAGGATGGTATGGTGCATGGCCTGCCATCAATTATCTTATATTTGAGCGATTTCACATGGACACTTGTTATCAACCAGGGTTTGATAGAATGTACAAGGTGTCAAACGGGATGAGTATAGTCATATTTCTCTTGATCTTCTATGTAATTTTAAAAAATAAATAAGGGTACTATATATGTTTGTGTTTATAGTGTTCGTGGTACTGGTACTGGTACTGGTACTGGTACTGATAGCTGGAAAGTGGGATGTAGTGGACATGTCACCCTATGATTTAAAAAAGGATGGAGTGTGCACTATAAAGAATGTTTTCACGGCAGATGAGATTGAGTATTTAAAATCACTGTGTGAAAAGGGTGCATATAAAGAATTCAAAGACTACGTGTCAAATTCTTATAAATTTAGGGGCATCATAGATGAATATATAGTTGATGAAGGATACGAGTTTCAGGATTACATCTTGATTATAAAAAAGTCAAGTATTCACACATGTCATCGTGACAACAATGGAGATTTTTTCAGCAAAAATCAGAAACATCCATCTTATACTATCATCATATATTTGGAAGACATGGGAAAGTGTCTCGGAGTGATACCAGAGAGTCACTCAAGCAAGTACTTTCACGGAATGAACATATTCAACAACACCCGTGAATTGGCATGTACACGTGGTGATGTTATTCTGTTCAATTCAAATCTTGTCCATGTGGGTTCCATCGGAGAAAGAGATGATAACCTACGAGTACAGATGAAAATTTCACATCGTGATGACAAAGAGACTCTCTCATTCTATGAAGACTACAACAAGATTTTAAAGGAAGAGAATACGGTTCCTAAAAGTATTCGACAGTTTCAGAAGAATTTCACATGTACGTTTCCAGTTTTTTCAGATATGTACACTGATACCAACACAACAAATGTACGTACCACACACACAAGTCCGTGGGTAAAACTGTATTCATATTTGTTCTATGGGAAAGCAGACTATTATGATGTTCCAGATGTAAAATAAAAAATAAATAATAGAAGGCTTAAAGGATTCACACTCCCATAAAGAGTAGGGTCTCACGAGCTCGATGGATGAGGTTTTGCTGTGGCAAAAAGGTATGGGTTCAAATCCCATGTGAGACACTCCAGTCACCGAGGTGACTGCTGCTCCTATAGCTCAGTTGGTAGAGCGTACGGCTGTTAACCGTAATGTCAGAGGTTCAAACCCTCTTGGGAGCGTCCCGACTTTCATTGTACACCCATACCGTGTACAATGAAAGATGCGTTTTAAATAGAAGTGCAACCAACGAGGATCGAACTCGTGACCTCACGCTTACTAAGCGTGTGCTCCACCAACTGAGCTATGGTTGCAAAATTTTTTGTGTGTGCGTGGGTATTTTAGTTGGAGAAGGCTAGACCACCCATGCCGCTCTGGATGCGTAGCACGTTGTAGTTGACTGCGAACATGTAGAGGGTCGTTGCAGCGCTGGCGATACCAGCCTTGGCCTTGATCTCCACCTGAGCGTTGTCAATGCGGGAGAAGTTGCAGGTGCCAGTGGGCTGGTGCTCCTCAGGCTTGAGGGCGAAGGAGTACGAGTAGATGCCAGGCATGGGGTTTCCAGAGTGGTGGTTGTAAGCTTGCACCTGGTTAAAGTACTTGCCAGATTGCTCCTTGAAGCGGTCCTGTCCGTTGAGGATGAGCTTGAAGGTGTCGACGGGGCCCACGGACTTGAAGTTGTCGGGGGTCCCATCCTCATGCCATGCGGTAGTAGACACGGACACGCCAGGCGTGGTATTAATCTTTCCAAACACAACCTGGGGGACACCCACACCAGATGAAAGGGAGCACACGCTGAGCAAGTTGGCGGTTGCGGGGGCCAAGTTGGAATGCACGTATGGGTTGCACGTGAGCACCACACCCTCTGGGCCGTTGGTGTTGGACGTGAAGTTCCATAGGTAGTTGTTGGCAGCGCTGGCACCACCCACAGCCCACACGAGCTCCTTGACTGGGTGGTTGTAAGAGAGGCGAATCTGCTTGGCGGATCCAGCAGTCACGGTGTCCGTGCCCGTGTGCTGAACCTGCTCAATGAGGTACTCGTGACCCTTCTGGGCGAAGCGGCGACGCTCCTCGGTGTCGAGGTATACGTAGTTGCCCCACACCTTGAAGCCAGACGCCGTGCTAATGTAGGTGGACAAATCAGAAGAGAGGTCGATGTCAATGCGCACCTCGTGGTACTGGAGGGCGATGAGGGGGAGGTAGAGACCAGCGTTGCGGTTGAAGAAGAAGATGAGGGGTAGGAACACCTTGCCAGCGATGCCGTTGAGGGGGTTGGTTCCCATGCGAGCCCACTTGTTCTTCTGGTCCTCAGTGAGGTAGAGCTCGGAGTACAACCGCCACCAGCGCTGGTAGTGTTTGTCAATGCGCTGACCACCAATGGTGAGTTCGATGGCGCTGATGGCACGCTCAGCGGCCCAGCAAGAATCGGTGGAAACGTTGTTCGCCGTGGGGACGAGGTTGGTGGTGGTGGACATCTCGAGGTACATGTCACCAATGAGGTCGCCATTGCGGGCAACGGTCACGGACACGCGGCCAGAGTTGGTCACGTTGCCGTTCACGGTCTGTTCAATGTTCTCCATAGCAAAGTTGGTGTGACGTTTGTACACAGCCTGGAAAAAGGTAACCTTGGGGTTACCCGTTAGGTATACATCCTGAGCGCCATAAGCTACGAGCTGCATAAGTCCTCCTGCCATTTTGTTGTTATAGTATAGCCCAAGAAAAAAAATAAGATTGCCAGGGTGCGGCAGGCCTGGACCAGTTTTTTCTGAACACACTCTAAATGTCGGCTGAAGAAAACCAGAAACTTGAGGACGAAGAAGAGTACGAGGACGAGGACGAGGACGAAGAGGAGGACGAGGACGTGTACGAGGACGACGAAGACGACGACCAAGTTGACTTTCTTGGAAACCTCTTGGCCAACACCCTGGCAACCCCCGAAGGTGACACACTGTGTGGAACTCTCGTGAAGATATCCGATACCCTCGAGACACAGAACAAGATCATGATTAAGCTCCTGACCCTCCTCTCCAAGAGGGCTGCTTAAAAAAATAAAACCCGTATACAATAATTACAGATGAACTCGGTCCATTTCATTGAACAAGAAAACAACGAGAATGAAACACGTCAAGAAATCCTGAAGAGTCAGGTTCAGTCACTGACACCCGAGCAGATGTCGCTCCATCTGGGACAGATTGAACGTAAGTGGAGTCTCGACTGTAAGGATGATCCGTGGATACCAATCACGAACGGGTTCAAGATTTTTTACACGGAGGATCAGCTGGATGAGAATGGACTACCACGTGATCTGGACATGGACAAGGTGAACCGCGATTACAAAAACAAAAAGAACCATCTTGGTGATCTCTATCATCGCTCTGGTGCTCTGGGTATTTTTGATGACGAGACTGAGGATATAAATGGCAACACGTTTAAAACTGCAGAACGGATCAATCGCCTGATTGATACGATCGAAGATGCATACGAGACTGTGTTTCGATACTATAGACAGTACAACCGAATCAACAACCCCACCTACGCATCAGTCGATAACGACACCTACAACTCCATCTTTCGTGGTTCCACTATGGAACTCGACGAACTCAGTGCATATCAGCAACTCCTCTTGGCACTCTTGAATGACACGTATTTGAACAATATACGACGCTACAAGGGAAACTGCTGTAAACAGATTGTGACTGCGGACAAACACCCCACGAAAGCGTGGAAGTCCGTCATGTCTATTCCTGAATATGTTTACAGTGTTGCACAGAAGGAGACACAGTTCAACATGTGGAAAAATCTAACGTCCAAGGGGGCGATTGCTCGTGACACAATCAAGCACTTGACGGAGTGCAAGGATATGCAGTTTCCTGAGATTCACAAGAATCGTCACGTGTGGTCGTTCAGTAACGGCATCTTTGTGGGGAAGGAGTGGTCCAAGAAGGACAACAAGTACACGTGTAGGTTTTACAAGTATGAGGATGAGGATTTCGCCCGCCTGGATCCCACCATCGTGAGCTGCAAGTTTTTTGACTTGCCCTTCCAGGATTATACACGGACCCCACAGTGGTGGGACATCCCAACACCCTACTTTCAGTCCATCTTGGACTATCAGAAATTTGACAAGGATGTGTCGAGCTGGATGTATGTGATGGGTGGGAAGATGTGCTTTGATGTGGGGGAGATTGATGGGTGGCAGGTGATTCCGTTTCTCAAGGGTATTGCACGGTCTGGGAAGTCCACCATCATCACCAAGGTTTTCAAGAAATTTTACGAATCTGAGGATTGTAGGACCCTCTCAAACAACATTGAGCGAAAGTTTGGTCTGTCGAGCATCTACGATGGGTTCATGTTCATAGCCCCTGAGGTCAAGGGAGATCTCTGCCTGGAGCAGGCTGAATTCCAGAGCTTGGTGTCGGGTGAGGATGTGTCCATAGCATGCAAGTTTGAAAAGGCCAAGTCTGTGGAGTGGAAGACTCCTGGAATCTTGGGAGGCAATGAGATTCCCAACTGGAAGGACAACTCTGGAAGCGTGCTGCGTCGTATACTGCCCTGGAATTTTAGCAAACAGGTGATGGCTGCGGACCCCCATCTGGATGAGAAGCTTGACCAGGAACTTCCTGCGATTCTTCTCAAATGTGTGATGGCCTATCTCGAGTATGCACAAAAGTACAGTGATCAGGATATTTGGAATGTGGTTCCAACGTATTTCAAGACAATCCAGACACAGGTGGCGATGATCACAAACAGTCTGCAGAACTTCCTGGCTTCAGAAAAGGTCAAGGTTTCGGCTGAGCTATTCTGTCCACAGAAGGTGTTTGTGCAGATATTCAACCAACACTGCAGCGAGAACAATCTTGGTCGGTTCAAGTTCAATCCCGACTTTTACATTGGTCCCTTCAGTTCCAAGAATATCGAAGTGCGCGTGGAATCCAAGACGTACAAGGGTAGGGTCTACCCACCCCAGCCAATCATATTTGGGGTGGATGTCATTGAGGACACGGTTGTATTCAGTGAAGACTGTTGAGAAAAATATAGACTACATATAAGACATATGAATAAGCATCTACTGAGGGGAGCTGCGATAGGGAGGGGGTCAGTTTTTCAACTGCCAGGTAAACGCTACCTGGATGATTATGGTGTCCTGGCGGACAAGACGCGTGACGAAACGCTCAGAAATTTTGAAACATACAAACGGGACGTGTTTGAGCCACGGATCAGAGCTCTCAAGACTGTTCCGATACAATTCTCTCCCCTGGTTTTGGGGATGTTCAACGGAACCCTGGACACGGAAGACGTGATTGATATTCCACTCGTACTGGTGGAGGTGCTCCAAAAAGGTCTGGTGTCCAAGGATGGCATCAAGTGCGTCAAAGTCGCCACCATCTATGGAAAATTCAAAAAAGCATTCGAGTACACGGAAGAGTATGGTGACAAGGTGTTTGAAAAGGTTCCACCTTCCAAGTTGTCTGCGATAGAGTTCACCCTCAAGGTGGGAGGCACGGGTGCAAGTGTGACGCTCTTCAAGACGGGGCGTATCCGTTTCTCGGGTGGGTACATCACAGGCACACACCAAGATGCCAAGAAGATACTCAAGTACATCAATGATTCATACTTTCAATTTGATCAACGCAAAACATTCACAATCAACAACAACACAACAACCTTCAAGGTGAACATGGGGATGAACAAACCCGCAATTTTTCAAATATTCGACCCAAAAGTGACACGCAATGTTGCGTACATGGGTGATTATGCCATCTCTGCAGAATTCTACCCTGAACGCAATGCAAATAAGAAGACCCCCTTTC